CCGGGGACAGTGCGGAACAGCTGCGAGCGGGGCAGCAGACCGACGCCGTGGGGCGCCGCCTGGGAATGGGTGTGAAGCATTGTTACGGCCGCTGGTGTGGTGCCGGCGGCCGGCTGCATGATGTGTGCATCGGGAGGCAACCGCCTCCTCCGGGGCCTCGGCCCCTGGCCCGCGGGGAGCCTGCCAGATCGTCGGCAATCCCCGCACACACCACGCCACACCACCAGCAATGACCGCCGCCGCCGCCCACAACTGGTTCTCGGAAATCACCACGGCCGCTCAATTGCGCGCCATGCGCAAGCCACAGCTGAGCGAGATCCTGTATCGCACTGGCCACAGCCGCAACGCAAGCGCTCCAAAGGAGGCACTTGTAGGGATGTGCTGCCGAGTGCTCAAGATCTACGCCTGACCACCACGGCCCGCCGGGGCCTACCCGGCAACCACTTCACCCGCCGTTCTCCGATGATCCCCACCCTTCGCTTCCCCTTGGTGCCCGATCTGTATCAGGTCACGATGCGCCACGGCGCCAGGCTGATCCGGCGTGAGGTCGAGGCCGTCACGGCCTACGCCGCGCTGCTCACCGTCCGGGCCCAGCTCCCCAGCGCGCAGCTGGTGTCGATCCAGCTGCCGGGGGACTGGTGACCCACGCCCTCGCACTGCCCGATAGCCAGGCCTTCCGCGTTGGCGCCATGCTGGAACGTGAACGGACCCTCGCCCTGCTGGACCACCTGATCCAGCGGCAGCCATGCCAGCGCGAGCGGCTGGTGCTCGAACGGCTCCGCGACGAGATCACCGCCGCACCATGATGAGCCACCTGCACCGCCTGGCCAGCTTCGGCCCGGCACCGTTCACGATCGGCACCGCATCGCTGGCGAGCCAGTGGAGCTGCACCGTGGGCGAAGCCCAGGACCGCCTGGACCACCTCGCCGCCGGCGGCTGGCTGAGCTACTGGGCCGGCTACGACGCGTTCACCATCACCCGACTGGAGATCCCCTGTGACTGAGTTCGTGCTGCTGACCTGGGGGTTCCTGATGGGCGCCGCGTGGCAGGAGTGGCGGCACCAGAACCGCCGCGCGCGTGCATTACGAAATGTCACAGAGCTTCGCCCGCGTGGTGATCGCCGCGCATGATGACCACGGGCAACGACCCACACACTTCACCGGAGACACACGATGACAATCACCTCTCTTCTCGCACTGCTGCTGGCTGCGCTGCTGCTGCCGGTCCTGATCCTGCTCTGGGCCACTGAGTCCCGCGAGCAGCGCGCGCGCCGCTGGCGCCGTGATGGCATGACGCAACAGGCGATCGCTGATCGGCTCGGCTGCAGCCGCACCACCGTCCGCCGGCTGCTGGTGGTGGCGTGATGGACGACTACTCCACGTTCCTGGATCGCAAGCTGCAGATCGGTGCAGACCACGGCTTCGAGCCGGTCTTCATGCCGGCTCAGCTGTTCGACTTCCAGAAGGCCCTCGTTCAATGGGCAGTGCGCAAGGGTCGCGCCGCGATCTTCGCGGATTGCGGCCTGGGCAAGACCGCAATGCAGCTCACATGGGCGCAGAACGTCGCGCAGCACACCGGCCGCCCGGTGCTCATCCTCACCCCATTGGCAGTCGCTGCACAGACCATCCGCGAGGGTGAGAAGTTCGGCATCGAGTGCCACCGCTCCAGTGATGGCACCGTGCCAGGTCGCATCGTTATCACCAACTACGATCGCCTTCACCTGTTCAACCCCGCCGACTTCACTGCGGTGGTCTGCGACGAGTCGAGCATCCTCAAGTCGTTCAACGGATCCACCCGCAAGGCGATCACCCGGTTTATGGCCAAGATGCCTTACCGGCTGCTCTGCACTGCCACCGCCGCACCGAACGACTACACCGAACTGGGCAACTCATCCGAAGCATTGGGTGAGCTGTCCTACAGCGACATGCTGCGCCGGTTCTTCACCCAGCTGGACGACAAGGGTCAGAAGCGGGAGGAACGGCTGCAGCAATCCGCTGAGGCCATGATCGACGCGAACGCCAACTACTACAAGAAGCTCGCGTTCCGCGTCTCCCAGACCATCGGCCAGTGGCGGCTAAAGCACCATGCCCGAGATCACTTCTGGCAATGGGTCGCCAGCTGGGCGCGCGCGTGCCGGATGCCGTCCGACATCGGCTACAGCAACGACGGCTTCATCCTTCCGCCACTTGTCGAACGCGATCACGTCATCGCACCATCAGCCCCGCCTGAGGGGATGCTGTTCTCTCTGCCAGCGTTCGGCCTGGCGGAAGAACGCGAAGAGCGGAAGCGCACGATCAACGAGCGTTGCGAGTTCGCTGCACAGCTGGTCCACCACGATCAACCCGCAGTGATCTGGTGCCACACCAACGCGGAAGCTGATCTGCTGGAGCGCCTGATCCCAGACGCTGCGCAGGTCGCTGGCCGCACGCCTGACGCACGAAAGGTTGAGCTGTATGAGGCTTTCGCTTCCGGCACTCAGAGGGTGCTGATCATCAAGCCCAAAATTGGCGCTTGGGGATTGAACTGGCAGCACTGCGCGCACGTTGTCGCCTTCGCCAGCCACAGCTATGAGCAGTACTACCAGTCGGTCAGGCGTTGCTGGCGGTTCGGTCAGCAGCGGCCCGTCCAACTGGACGTGATCGCAACAGACGGCGAGGCACGGGTGCTGGCCAACATGCGCGCCAAGTCTGACCGCGCCTCGAAGATGTTCGAAGAGCTGGTCGCGCAGATGAACCACGCTGCCACGATCAAGCGCACCAACGACTACACCACCACACCGGCACTCCCGCAATGGCTGTAAAAGATCAACTGCTCACTGACCGCTACGCCATCTACAACGGCGATTGCGTGGAGGTCATGCAATCCATGCCCGACGCTTCCGTTCATCTCACCGTCTATTCGCCACCGTTCGCCGGGCTGTACCAGTACAGCAGCGATGACCGCGACATGTCGAACTGCCTCAACTACGACGAGTTCTTCGATCACTACAGCTTCTGCATTGACGAGATCGCCAGGCTGACCATGCCCGGCCGCATCTCAGCTGTTCACTGCATGGACATTCCTCTGAGCAATGCCGGCTGCGATTCAATGTTCGACCTGCCCGGCCGGATCATCCGTGAACACGAGGCCAGAGGGTTTGCCTACGGTGGCCGCCGTGTGATCTGGAAAGAACCGCTCATGGTTCGCAATCGCACCATGATGAAGAGCCTGCATCACAAGACGCTCTGCGAAGACTCCACTCGCAACAGCATCGCCAACGCTGACTACTTGCTGATGTTCCGCCGGAAGGGCGAGAACCCGGTGCCCGTAACCCATGAGGTCGGACTGATGCACTACAGCGGCGAGCGCACAGTGCCGCATGACCTCATGGGATTCCGCGGGATGAAGGGCGATCAGAAGAAGAATCAGTTCAGCCAGTGGATCTGGCGGCAGTATGCCTCCAGCGTCTGGGATGACGTGCGGATTGACAACGTGCTGCAGTTCCGATCAGCCAAGGATGCCGAGGATGAGAAGCACGTTCACCCGCTACAGCTGGATGTGATCGACCGGGCGGTCGTGATGTGGAGCAACCCAGGCGAGACCGTGCTCACCCCGTTTATGGGTGTGGGCAGTGAGGTCTACGGCGCGGTGCAGGCCGGCAGGCGTGGGATCGGCATCGAGCTCAAGCCCAGCTACTACCGGCAGGCCGTGCGCAATCTGGAGCTATCGGCTGATGCCACCCGTGAGGTGGAGCAGCCGACGCTATTCGGGGAGGATGTCAGCGATCCTGACGGAGAGTAGTGAGGGATCCCGGCGAGACTCCGCCGCACCAGTGGGTGCCGCTGCTGCGGCCCCATGTGCCCGATCCTGTGATCCTCGACTGGCTGCACCTGCTCGGGGTGTTCCGCACACGGGAACCGATCTGGCGTACGTCAGACCTGCGCGCGCTGTGGCACTGCAGCCAGCCGGCCGTGAGCCGTCGCACCCAGGCACTCATCCGCTACGGGCTGGCCAGCCGGTTCAGCACCTACCGCAGCGTCAACCGTGCGTGGATGTACCGGATCCACGCGCACCCCGGCCCGGAGGCGTTCGGGCTGGTGCTACCCACACACGACC